CGCGAGGTTGTACACACCTCGTAGACTCCCAGTGTTGAATTTACATTAATGCGACACCGCTGAAAAGTGGTTAGGAAAATACTTCGGTATGACTACGAATCGTGGCTCAGAGTAATCAAAATATACATAATGGTTGTTCCGAAACGAGGACGTGGTGCCGCAGAACACCACAAGAACGCAACAGCTAACAATGGGATGGCAGCCCCAGAAACAGAACGGCCAACTCTTTCTAACCTTGACCAGTCGGAGAGTGCCACTAGCCCAAAGGATCTAAACTTTGCGGCAGTGGTTGCAAGTGATCATGGCTCTAAGAAGGGCCAGCACAGAGATCACAAGAAGGCGGGGAAAGCTGGTTCCCGACATGAAAACCAGCAACGTGTCGTTGATAAGGCACTTAAAGATGCAGCGGACAAGGCTGGTGGTTATAGGGAAGCCACTACGCGCATCTATAAACGTGGGGTCCACAAGTATAAGACCGCCGAGGCTTTGGCGAAGTTCAATACTTGGGTTGAACTCCACAGGGACGAGATCGATCCGGGCGAGGCCACAGTTTGCAAGGAATGTGGTGAGGTCGACCTGAATCTCTGTGAACATTGGGTCGGAGCTGAGGAGAAAGCAAAAGCTGAGTACTCGCCGACGCCCGTAGTCAAGACAGAGCACTTCTGGTCATACCACATCTGGGATTCAATCAAGCGTGCGCTCAAATATCCGCAAATGGACCTCTCTGTCCAGAACAACGACAAAACTGGTGGTTTCGATAATTCTGACATATCGGACAACAACATCATACCAGAGTTATACAACTACGTCAAGCTGAGGATGCAATCTTCCTACTCAGTTAATGGCGTCGAAGTCAGAAACCTCAGGCTAGAACACTGTCGTCGTCTCGCGACCAAGTGGCTTGAGGAAAGGAAGATGGAAAAGAAGGCGGAGGAAGACACTGTTCTTACCAACCGGGTCATGTTTACCACCCAACGCGTATGTGACAACGCTGAAAATCGCGTTTTATACGGGTACACAGACCCAGAACAGAATTTTCTAACAGCCCGTCTTCCACTATTGAAAAAGTGGCCCAAGCTATTGATATGCTTCCTATTGTACGCTTTATTAGGTCGCATTATTATGTTCGCCGCCCCACACGCCATCCTCTTTCTGAGCACTTACATCGTGCCAGGTGCTGTGGGCAACTGGGTCAACCTTTTCATTGTGACACTACGTCTTTTGCTGAATGGAAGTCAGCATGCATTTCTGGGCCTCTTCATCAGTCCCTTCACGTCGATCGGTGTGATCGTCTTGTGTATCGCAGCTTTCTTGACTTCCCTCTTCTCGATAAGCAGCAGACGTTAGTGTACCAAAACTGTGCATGCAATGTATTGCGCTCATTCGTGCACCGGTACCTAAAAGAGACACCTACATACAAGAGCGACATCGTTAATGGAAAACTACTGGATCGTATCATTAAAACTCTTGTTGTAGACATCAGGCGCAATTTAGATCCAGACTTCGCAGTCGATAAATTCATCGATTCTAAGAAGGGACCACTTAAAATGAGATATCTCAAAGCACATCAAAAGAACTTGAAACAAGGCTTTAATGCGAGTCGTGACGCAGATATAGCCGCGTTTGTCAAGAATGAGAGATATTTCGAGGAAAAAGCACCCAGGATGATAATGGGCAGGAATCCACGCTTCAACATGCTGTACGCACAATGCATAACTCCGATCGAGGAGGCATTCTTTAAGTTAGAACAAGTTGCGAACGCATGTGATTATGCTAAGTGCGGTGACAAGTTTTCAAGATTGGTCGGACATTGGTTTTTTGAAAACGATATGTCCAAATTTGAAGCATCCCAGCGATGGGAGACTTTACGTTTGGAATATCTAATCTACACTCTGGTCCTCCCAGAGCGGGCTGATGTCATTGACGAGTTGTTTGCTATTAAAATGGCAAAATTTGGGAAAACTATGAATGGGATAAAATTTAAATTCAACTATTGCCGAGGTTCAGGAGATATGGACACCTCGTTGGGCAATGGAATTTTAAACTATATCTCAACCTGCTATTTTCAGGCCTTTAACTTCTGTCCAAAGGGAGTTGATTGCAAC